CGAGGTTTACCGGGACATGTATGAAGCGCTGGGCGTGAACGATGCTGACAGATTGATGCAGTCTTTACCGGACGACGAGCCGCGGCCTGCGGACCCTGCTCAAGAGAACATAAATGCTTTGGATCAAATGCGTTTACATGCGTTTACGGGTCAGGACCATCAGTCTCACATTATGGCTCACTTGGTATTTGGTTCTAATCCGATGATGGCCCAGATGCCACCTGTTGCTATGTCTTTACAAAAGCATGTTTTGGAACATGTTAAGATACAAGCGGAGGAGCAGGCTATGGCCCAGATGGGTCAGATGCAGGCTCAAGGCGGCGACGAAGCTCAGATGGAGATGCAATATCAGGCTATGGTTGCTCAGTTGGTTGCACAGGGGATGCAGAAGGCGAAAGAGCTTTCTGGACAAATATCTGGTCAGGGACCGGATCCTTTGATACAGTTGAAGGAGAAGGAGTTGGAGATCAAGGCTCAGTCAGAGCAAGCGGATGCACAAGTGGATCAGGCCAAATTGCAGCTTGATGCTCAGAATCAGCAGATGCGCGGTCAACAGTTCCAGCAAAGGCTTGCAAGTCAAGAAGGTCAGACGGACAAACGGATTGAGAGCGCAATGCAGCGCGAATTGTTAAAACAGCAAAGAGGACAATAAAATGGCTAAAGTAAAGTTTCAAGGTTCTGCACCGGGTCCTGCTCCGAAGGCAGTTCCTTATGCTCAGATTGATAAGCAGGGACGTATTCCTTATGGCAAGACTGCGGACGTTAAGGTTCCTACGTCTATGAAGCGTGGCACGGCTCGCGGCATGGGGGCTGCAATTAAGGGCGGCGGCTACTTGGAGTGCTAAGAGGTGGAGATGGATGCGCTATGGAATTTTGTACTAACGGCTGGAGTGGGAGCTTTGGGCTGGTGGATAAAATCCCAACATTCTGAATTAAATCGCGTAACCATCTTGCTAAACAGAACTCGTGAAGAGCTTGCTAAGGAGTATTCAACTAAAGTCGATAGCAACGCATCCATAGACCGATTAATAACTCGGTTAGACGCTCTCGACGCAAAAATGGATAGGATGTTAGAACGTTAGAACAAGAAAGCTCCCGTTATGTTAGATCCTGTTAGTGCGATAGCCCTTGCCACAAGCGCCTATAAAGGAATTAAAAAGGCTTGTGAAGTAGGCAAAGAAATAAGCAGCTTCACAGGCGCTATCTCACAGTTTGCAAAAGCGTCTAGTGACATAGACTTTCTTGAACAGAAATCAAAAAAACCCCCGTTATACAAGATTTTTTCTGACACACAGTCTAATGCTTTAGAGATCTGGACACAGAAGCAGAAGCTAAAAGAAATGAGAGAAGAGCTTAAAGAGTATATAAGCTTTGTGTATGGACCATCTGCTTGGAGAGAAATAGTGGCTATTGAGGCGCAACAAAGAAAAGAACAGCGAGAGCTAGTTTATGCAAAGAAGGAAGCTATAGATAATTTAATTAATGGAATAATTATTACTATAATCTGTTCAATCGGTATCGCTATAGCCGCGGCAGTTATATATTTTGTAGGTAAGCAGCAGGGCAAGTGGTGAGTGATTCTTGTACAAAGAGGAAAAAACTACGTTGTATATGACAAACAGAAAAAAGTTGTTATAATAACCCGCGAAAAGAATATCGCCGTACAGTATGCGAGGCAACAAAAATGACAGAGTTTGATAAAGCAGATCTAAACAACAACTCAACCATTGAGCGCACCGAATGGAACTTACTTGCGCTCGAAGATCGTAGGCTTGAGATACACGACCAAGATTTAAAACGTAATGCAGAACGTAGGTTCACAGGTTTTGCTTTAGCTGGGATGTTAATCTACCCATTTATTATTCTTTTTGCTTCTGTTCTAGGTTTTGACAAAGCTGCAACTTTAATTACAGATATAGCTAGTGTGTATGTTATCGCTGCATCTGGTGTTGTTGCTGCTTACATGGGCTTCAATGCTTATTCTGCGAATGCAGATAAGAAGAAAGCGTCTATAAGCTACGATGATAGGGAGACACAGAAATGAGTTTAATTGCTTCTTTAATTGGTCCTGTGTCGGGGATCTTAGACAAGGTAATTCCTGACAGCGACATGAAAGCCAAGCTGGCGCACGAAATAGCAACCATGTCCGACAATCATGCCCAGCAAGCTCTCTTAGCTCAGTTGGAGATTAATAAAGCTGAAGCGGCGTCTGGTAGCTTGTTCAAGGGAGGGTGGAGGCCCGCCGTTGGCTGGGTATGCGCCTTGGCGTTTGCATATCATTATTTACTTCAACCTCTCTTGGTTTTTATTCTTACGGCTTCTGGCGTTGATTTACCTGAACTGCCTGTGTTTGATATGTCTACGCTCCTTACAGTTCTGGGTGGACTTTTAGGAATTGGTGGTTTGCGCTCATATGAAAAAACAAAAGGATTAACAAAATGAAGATGACAGAAATTGGTGTAAACATGGCGGGTGATCCTGTTTATAATGTTTATAATGATGATGGGACTTTGTTTAAAACCACAATCTATACAAAAGACGAGGCGCAAGCTCTTGTTGTTGGCAACGTAAACGATGTTGATATTATTGAAGGCACGTCTGTACCTGCCTATCAGGGCATGAAAAAATTAGAGCTAGAAGCTTTAATGAGAGAACATGGTATAGAGTTAGACCGACGCAAGTCTAGGGCAGATCTTTTAGCTGAAGTAGATGCTTTCTTTAAAGGATAGGTAATGGAAAACAATGTTATCATTGACACGAGTGGTGGCAGCGATGTTGAAGCTGGCATAGAGTTTATATATGATCTTCGAGAGCATATAGTGGATGTTGGTATAGCAACTGTCTATGGTCTTGTGGTCTTTGCTGTTGTGTTGTGGCTAAAGAAGAAGTTCTCCACTTGATGTGGGTTCTTGTTTGGGTACAGATAATATCAGGAATGCCTGCTGAGTATTTTCAGTTAGGCGTGTATGAAAGCAAGACTGTTTGTGAACAAGTAAGACAAAACGCAGAAATGATGGTAACGCACAACGGCATTGTTGTAGCGTGTTTAGGAGTAGAGCTATGAAATTTATTGTAAAATGGTATAATAAAATCCGAGATCGGTTCAGTGGTGTGGTTTACCACGAAAGCCCTGTAGCCAAGGTTAGTCCTAAGAAGAAAAAAGGAAAAAAGTAATGGCCTTTAAACTAAGTTCACGAAGCGAGGCCAAGCTAGAGGGACTAGATCCACGGCTTGTTGCGGTTGTTAAATTAGCTATCCACAAAACAAAGATTGATTTCGGTGTGATATGTGGCATGCGAACTACGGAAGAGCAGAAGGCTCTTGTTGCAAAGGGCGCAAGCCAGACAATGAAGTCCAAGCATCTTCAGGGCTATGCGGTTGACCTCATGGCGTATATTGGTTCCAGAGCATCTTGGGAACTGAATTTGTACGATGACCTTGCAGACGCTATGGCTGAAGCGGCTAGAGAGGTAGACGTTCCTATTCGTTGGGGCGCGGCATGGCACATATCAAACATAGCTCAGTTTAAAGGCAGTATGGAAGAAGCTATGAACGAGTATGTTGATACAAGAAGGACACAAGGCCGTCGTCCGTTTATAGATGGGCCGCATTTTGAATTAATGGTATAACTCTCTCTTGCCTTTTTAAAAAATACAGGTAGTTTGCATATCAGACAAACTGGGATTTTATAGGAATGGATGAGATATTTATTGCGGAAGCAGTATTCCGTATGATACGAGAAAGGAGACAGAACATTGTTGACGTACTTCAATACAATAATGTTACGTCAATAGAGCATTATCGTGAGCTTATGGGGAATTTAGATTCTCTGAATCATGTGGAACAGGAACTCAAGGGCCTGCTAGATAAACAGGAGCGTAGCATTGAATAAAGCGCAAAAAATAGACTTGAAATCAGTAAAAGAGGCCGTTGCAGGTCTCGAAAAAGAAAAAGTACTTGACCCTGAAAAGATTGGGGAAGGTCTCTTAGAAAGAATGCCCGGACCAACAGGTTGGCGACTGTTAATTCTTCCGTACCGCGGTAAGGGTAAAACAGAAGGCGGTATCTATCTTCCAAACAATGTTGTTGAAGAGAACGCTGTTTCGACCCAAGTAGGATACGTCCTAAAGGTTGGTGAACTAGCGTATCAGGACTCGGAAAAGTTTCCAAACGGTCCGTGGTGCGCGAAGGGTGATTGGGTAATGTTTGCCCGTTACGCTGGGTCTCGCTTCAGAATTGATGGCGGGGAGGTTCGTATTTTAAACGACGACGAGATTTTGGCAACGATCCAAAGTCCCGAAGATGTTTTACATTTCTAGGAGTTGAAAATGAGTGAAGTAAATCAAATTGAATTAGACTTAGACGCGGAAAACCCCGAAGGTCTGGATGTTGAGGTTTCTACGGAAGCTGAAGGTAAAGAAGAAGTTGGTAAGGATGATGCTTTTGACCGCGCTGAAAACGCGACACAGAAGCGTATTGACCGTCTTACCAAGAAGATGCGCGAGGCAGAGCGTCGTGAAGCCGAGGCTTTAAACTTTGCAAAGCAGGTTCAGGGAGAATCCCAGCAACTTAAAAGCCGCATGGCTAACTTGGATACCAGTTACGTTAATGAGTATACGAACCGTGTTACCACGCAGATGGGTCAGGCGGAACAAGAGTATGCTCGCGCTATGGAGATGGGCGACAGTCAGGCAGCGGTTGAAGCCAACCGTAAGTTGACGGCGCTTTCTATTGAGAATGACCGCGCCTCTCAGGCGAAGGCTCAACAGGAACGTGCCAATGCCCAGCGCTCACAGCAGGTTGCACCACAGGCGCAACAGCAACAGCAGCAAGCCCCAGAGATTCGAAGACCGGATAGGAAAGCGGAAGATTGGGCTGAGAAAAATGAGTGGTTCGGCCAAGACGACGCTATGACTTATGCGGCTTTTGGGATCCACAAAACACTTGTCGAAGAAGAAGGGTTTGACCCGAAGAGCGATGAGTACTATACTGAACTTGACCAGCGTATTTCGAATAAGTTTAATACGCCATCAAACAACACTAGCAAACGTACCGTCCAGACGGTTGCCGGAGTTTCAAGACCTAATTCTGGGCGCAGTAATGGGAGAAAGGTTAGACTCACCCCTAGCCAAGTCGCAATAGCGAAAAAATTGGGTGTGCCGCTAAGTGAATACGCAAAATACGTGAAGGATTAAAACTATGACAGAAAACAAAATCGATAGAACGCCTCACGCAAACAAAACACGGGAGAAGACGGCTGCGCGTAAGCCGTGGGCTCCACCGTCTATGTTAGATGCACCACCTGCACCGGATGGTTTTAAGCATCGTTGGATCCGCGCCGAAACGCGTGGCTTTGATGATCGTAAGAACATCAGCGCTAAAATGCGCGAAGGTTGGGAATTAGTCCGTCAGGATGAATACCCCGACTTTGAATCCCCGGTAGTTGAATCAGGTAAGTATGAAGGTGTCTTCGGCGTTGGCGGCTTAATGTTAGCTCGTATACCTGTTGAAACAATTGCTGAACGGACGGCCTATTTCGCTAGTCGAAACAAAGACCAGATGGAAGCAGTAGATTCCGACATGATGCGAGAGAACGCACACTCAACCATGACGATTAGTAATCCTGATCGTCAATCTCGCGTAACCTTTGGCGGCACTTCGAAATAGGCCGTCTATTACACATGGAGCTAAGATATGGCTAATACACTAACAGGTGGCTATGGTCTTCGTCCTATTAGTAAGGTTGGTGGTAACGTTAACTCAACTGGTATTACTCAGTATGAGATTAAAAGTGACTACTCAACTGCTATTTACAACGGCGGTATTGTTATTCCGGTAAACACTGGAACTATCAACATCTCTGATCAAGCGGTTGCTCCGCTTGGCGTAATGGCTGGAGTCGAATATGTAGACTCTACTACTAAGAAGCGAACCTTCCTAAACTACTGGCCCGGTTCGGGCGGAGTAAGCGTTGACACAAACTTTCCAATTCTGGCATCGGTCTATGACGACCCGTTCCAGTTATTTGTAGTGGCAGCGGACGGAACAAATACAGATAAAGCAACAGCGCAACTGGATGTGTTTCTCAATTGTGACATGGCCGCAGTAAATGGCGGTAGCACTAATACTGGAATGTCTACGGACATGCTGGATATTAGTTCGGCAGCAACAACTAATACGTTGGATGTTCGGATTGTAGGTCTCTATCAGGACCCTTCAAACGAAGATTATTCTGCTTTAGGGCATCAATATATTGTTCGCCTGAACGGTCACTTCAACAACGGTAATACTATCGCTGTTGGCACTTACGCAACAACTGGCATATAAGGGGGTTATAGAAAATGGCTATTTCTCGCGCACAACTAGCGGCAGAGCTAGAACCCGGCCTAAATGCTTTGTTTGGGCTTGAGTATGATCGTTACGAAAACGAGCATGGCGAAATTTTTGACGAAGAAAGCTCAGACCGAGCTTTTGAGGAGGAAGTTATGCTCGGTGGTTTCGCGGCAGCACCACTTAAAGGAGAAGGCACTGCCATCTCGTTTGATGATGCTCGTGAAACATACACTGCTCGTTACACTCATGAAACTATCGCACTTGCGTTTTCAATTACTGAAGAAGCTATTGAGGACAATCTTTATGATCGTCTTGCTTCTCGCTATACGAAAGCACTGGCTCGTTCGATGGCTCAGACTAAGCAGATCAAAGCGGCTGCAATTCTGAACAATGCGTTTTCTGCTACGGGCGGCAACGCTCTTGGTGACGGCGCAGCACTTTGTTCAGCTTCACACCCGTCTTTGTCCGGCAACCAGACCAACCTACTCACCACTGCGGCAGACCTCAACGAGACCTCCTTGGAGCAAATGTTGATCGACGTTGCAGGCTTTACTGATGAGCGTGGTCTTAAAATTGCAGTTCGTGGAACGAAACTTATCATTCCAAAAGAGCTTCAGTTTATTGCAGAGCGAGTTCTTAACTCAAATCTGCGTAGCGGAACTGCTGATAACGACAACAACGCAATGAAGAACATGGGTATGTTGCCAGACGGTGCAGTGGTTAACCACTTCCTGACTGACACAGACGCATTCTTCATAAAGACTGACGCACCAAACGGCTTCAAGTTCTTTAACCGTTCACCAATCAAGACCGCCATGGAAGGCGACTTTGATACAGGTAACATGCGGTTCAAGGCCCGTGAGCGTTATTCCTTTGGCGTAAGTGATTGGCGTTCTGTATTTGGAACTCCCGGCGCAGCGTAAGCTTTGTCAAATCAATAAATTAAGGGGCAGCTTCGGTTGCCCCTTTCTTTTTAATAACTCTTGCTGTAATGTTTCTTTATCCCTGACAGTCGCGATTGGGCGGCTGACTTAACCCCGACAGGAGATCCTCATGGGTAATTCTACTTTTAGCGGAGCGGTCCGCTCCGAAAACGGTTTTAAGACCGTTACCAAAAGCACCTCTACTGGCGCTTTTACAGAGCAGTCAAATATGAACTCTTCAGGTAACTTATACCTAAAGGGCGGCGCTCACCTTCAGTACCCCGCGGCAACTGGTTATGGTCCTGCTGACCTAGTAGTTGGTAAGGGTGGAAGTCAGTACGGAACAGTAAATCCTTGGGCAGAAAGCTCAACACAGCTATTTCCATTAGGTTCTGAGTTACATTACGGCAACAACATTTTCCGTTATGGTCAATTAGGTGGAACTGCTGTAACAGCGGGTAAGCTGGTTCAACATGCTGCTATCATTGCAAACCACACTAACTGTGCTGCTACTGCTGCTACAACCGCAGGAACAACCGCTATTTCTATTGAGACAGCGGGTGACACTGACATTACTCTAAACCAGTATGCAGATGGTTACCTTTGGGTAAACGATGTAAATGGCGAAGGTCAGACAATGAGGGTGCAATCAAACCCTGCTCACGATCATGGAGTTGATCCAAGTATTGTAATTACAACTTATGATGAGCTTGCAACCGCCCTGACAACAAACTCACAGTTGTCTTTAATTGCAAATCCGCACACTGGACTTATTGTTGCCCCTGCCGCAGAAACAGGCGCTGTAATGGGTGCTACTGTTATTGACATGACCGCTGATTATTACGGTTGGTTTACAACTTCTGGCCCACAAGCTCTTCTTAGCGTTGGCACATTGGTTGTTGGTAACATTGCCGTCCGTTCTGGTGGCACTGCGGGTGGAGTTGCTCCTGCTACGGATAACCTGCTTACTGAAGTTGGTGAAGTTATGGCTGCAAGAGCAGATACCGAGTACTCTTTAGTTTGGATGAACTTGCAATAATTTATCTGGAGGGGAGCAATCCCCTCCTTACTTCATAGGAGATTAACATGGCAAATTCAGACGTACAGGTCCGGTTCATTCGTGACGAACAGGCTTTAGACGCAGACGGTATTTCGGTAGCAGCCTCTGTTGGTAACAACGCGGCTTTAGTAATTGGCGGTGCTTTAGCTTCTGGCGGAAGTGTTACGAACGCTTCTGGAAGACAAGTGACTATTTTATCCGCTGGAAATGACAGCAGTAAATCTTTTAACATAGTGGGAACCGACGTAAACGGTGATTCTCTTACAGAGAATCTTACGGGAGCAAATGCCGATACCGCTACAAGTGCAGGTTTTTTTAAAACAATTGCAAGCATTACAGCTGTTGGCAATCCGGCGGGAAATGTTTCTGCGGGTATAAACGGCAGTGCTGCTGACGTTATTTTTGAGGGTAGAACTCGTTTCAAAGGCTATTCAATTGTTTCTGGCGGTACGGCTGGAGAGTTAGATTTTCTTAACAGCGGTGTTTCTGGAACTTCGTTATTCAAAGCGCGTACTCTTGGAACAGACAATACAACACAGCATTATCACATTCCTGATGAGGGTGTACTATTTAAAGATGGTTTTTATGTAACGTTTACCGTTGGAACGGTAGACATGATGAACTTTTTCTACGCGTAGGAGTTGCCTGTGGGCGATAAACCGATCAAACGCAACAAGACTAATTACCGTCCCACTAAATCTGGGGCGGGAATGACTAAAAAAGGTGTGGAAGCGCATCGAAGAAAAAACCCCGGATCCAAGTTAAAAACGGCTGTTACTGGAAAAGTTAAAAAAGGCAGCGTGGCAGCAAAGCGTCGTAAGTCTTATTGCGCTCGTTCTTTGGGTCAGATGAAGAAGTTTCCAAAAGCGGCAAAGGATCCTAACAGTCGTTTGCGCCAAGCTCGTAAAAGATGGAAGTGTTAAAATGGCAATAAGTCGTAGTCAAATGAACAAACAAATCACTACCTCACCTCGCAAAAAAGACGCTATGCCTAGAGGTTTAAGCTACTTTAAAAGAGGTGGAGAAGCTTCTCCAAAAAGCAAGGGCAGTAAGATATGTCCTTCTGGAAAAGCATGGGCCAAGCGAACATTCGACACATATCCCAGTGCTTATGCAAACATGGCAGCGTCTAAGTATTGTAAAGACCCCAATTATGCCAAGAAAAGTAAAAGGAAAAAGGGATGACGCTAAGTAAAGGTAACAAGAGAAAAGTTAAAAAGGTTGTAAAGGGTTTAAATAAAGCCTCAAAGACTCACGCCGGACAAGCCAAAACTCTTAAAACAATGTTACGCTCTCCTAGAAAGAAAAGTTAAATGGGAGAGTTAAAGAAATGGCGTGACCAAAACTGGGTTAGAATAGGATCTGACGGCTCCATAAAGGGGCCTTGTGGCACTTCTAAAAACAAGAAAAAACCTGACCGCTGTTTACCTGAAAGCAAAGCCCGTTCTCTTACTAAAGAACAGCGCCGCGCCACTGCCGCAAAAAAGAAACGTGCGGGAGCTAAAGGTCAAAAAGTTGTAAAAAATACAAAAGCTGCTACCGTTACAAATATGTATACAGGAGGTGAGATTTCTACAACAAAAGCAAAGAGACCTTTTAGAGGCAACAAAGTAGCCGGAACTGTGGTAGCACGGGGTTGCGGAAAGGTTTTAAGCAATAGACGCAAAAAAACAAAAGGATCAGTAGCATGAAAAAAATGAAGAAAAAGGGTTACGCTAAAGGCGGCGTTGCTAAAAAGAAAATGGGCGGCGCTATGAAGAAAAAAGGCTTCGCCAAAGGTGGCGTTGCTAAAAGAAGCATGGGCGGCGCTATGATGAAGAAAAAGGGTTACGCTAAAGGTGGCGCTGCTAAAATGAAACGCGGCGGCGCAGCTAAGAAAAAGTAATTAAATGCCTTTTTTGCAAAGTAACATACCACACTTTAAGTGTTGGGTTCGTCGTGAGTATACGGTCAATCATGAGCGTTACCACGGCGAATTTCTGCATGCTATGGCAATTGCTGTAACCACAATGCCCAACCGTTGTTTGAGCTTTCAGATAATCTTTACGGGTTGTGAGGCTGATGAGGACGGTGACGAAAACGTTCACGGCGGTGCAATGTGGGCTAGAATGCCGATAACTGCTTTGGTTGCTGACGAGCCTTTAGAAGATTGGCCCGTTCCAATGGCGGTACACAACGCACAACCTTGGGACTGTCCGTCTCATACTCATGCGGTATATACTTTGGACAGAGCTACGCCTTGCCCTTGGATGGCAAAGATAGACGGCAAACTCTTTCCAGCTAAGTATATGTTTACTGTTGATTACACTGACACAGATGTTGCGGATGATCCGGCTCAACATAAGCAAGCGCATGTTATGCAGCTTTTAGAAGCGGGTGAATGGACGGGTAATATTGTTGCGTTGCCTAATAACCGGGTGCGAGTAACTCATCCTGCTTGGTTTGAAACTGGAGAAGGCGCTCCTGACTTCAAGCCCTCTCAGCATGTACATTATTCTAAATCTGATTTAGACTATACATTAGATGTAAACCAAATATTCGACAACATTTACAACGAGGAATGATATGGCAGTTTCTAGCAGCGTAGATTTTGAACTTGATGTAGCAGAATATATTGAAGAAGCTTTTGAGCGTTGCGGCTTAGATGTTCGTACTGGTTATGATCTTAAATCAGCGAAACGTTCTTTAAATCTTATGTTGGCTGAATGGGCGAACCGCGGTTTAAACCAGTGGACTATTGCCCAGCGCACTCTTCCTATGGTTGAAAGCACTGGGGCATATGCTCTAGGCGCGGATGTAATTGATATTCTTTCTATAGTAGTTCAGAGGGACGGAACGGATTATTCTTTGTCTAGGTTGAGCCGAGATGACTATCTTAGTATTCCTAACAAAACCACTGAAAGCCGTCCAAACCAATTCTTTTTAGATCGCCAAGTTACTCCTAGTTTAAAAGTTTGGCCTGTTCCAGAGAACAGCACTGACGTTATTTACTATAACGCCCTTACCCGCATGGATGACGCAGATACCTTTATAAACACTATGGACATGCCGTTTAGGTTTTATCCATGTTTAGCGGCAGGATTAGCTTATTACATTGCAGTAAAGCGAGCCCCTAATCGTGTTCAAATGTTAAAAGCTATGTATGAAGAAGAGTTTGAACGCGCTATGACTGAAGATCGTGACCGGGCATCGTTTAACGTTGTTCCAAAATATGATTATTACAGGGTGGGTTGATGAGCAAATTTGCAACAGGTCGAAACTCTTATGCCATCTCTGACCGATCCGGCTTCCGGTATCGGTATAGAGACATGCGTAAAGAGTGGAACGGCCTGCTTGTTGGTCGCGATGAGTTTGAGGCTAAACAGCCCCAACTGGGTCCCTTTCGTAAAGTAAACGATCCTGAAGCTTTAAAAGATGCGCGTCCTGATATAAAAGAAAATTTAGATGTTTATGTTGGGATTCCCTTAGTAGAAGAACCGCAGCCTAGACCAACACGGGTTTTTGGTTTTGTAGGAGATGTTACGGTGGTTATATCATGAGCTATACTTACACTACATTAAAACAGGCAATAATTGATTACACTGAAAACAACGAGACAACGTTTGTAAGTAATCTCCCTGTTTTTATTAAAAACACAGAAGAACGTATTTTAAAGAACGTTCAACTAAGTTTGTTTCAAAAGAACGACGCTGGTGCAATGTCCGCATCTAATAAGTTTTTGGGAGTTCCGAGCGACTTTTTAGCACCATTTGCTTTGTCGTTTACTAACAGTTCTGGCAACGTAGTATTTTTAGATTTTAAAGACTCAAACTTTGTGCAGTCTTTTAATCCAGACGCTACTGTAACGGGTCCGCCTCGTTATTATGCTCAGTATGATTTGAACAACCTTATTTTAAGTCCTACTCCGGACAGTGGTTATGCGGCTGAAATACATTACTTTTACCGTCCCACCAGCCTGACTAAAAGTCAGACAACATTTTCTGTTGCCTACACTGGCTCAACTGTTTTTTCCGCTGGAGAAACTATTATTGCAACGCCTGCGGGTGCAACTTCTTCTACTGAAAACTCTTCGTTTATTGTTACAGGAACTACTGGGGCTGATAACACAACCTTAACCGCTAATTTTCCTGCGGGCCTTACAGACGCTTACCCTAGAGGAACAGCGTCTTCTGGAACAGCTTTGGTGGGAAACACCAGCGGGGCCGTTGCTGTAATTAACAATGTTCCAAGCGGAACAACTTCAGAGAAAATAGTTCCTGACATTACTTTAACTTGGATAAGTGAAAACGCCGATCTAGCCCTTTTGTACGGAAGCTTAATGGAAGCGTACATCTTTATGAAGGGCGAACAGGACATGCAGGTCTTGTATGAAAAACGTTTTGTTGAGGCTATCATGGGTCTCAAGTTACTTGGCGAGAGCAAAGAAGTTACTGATGAGTATCGAACAGGACCAGTGGTGAGGCAAAAACAATGAATAATATGTCTTTTGGCGTTGAAATGTCTAATGACTTTAAGGTGGAAGTAGAGACTACGGACAACCGTGGCTTTACTCCAGAAGAAACTGCGAAGCGTTGCGTAAATAAAATCATAGGTATTTCAGACAACGCTCACCCCGCAATAAGGGATCAGGCCCTTGCGTACCGTAATGAAATGGAAAAGATCATTGCCGTCTATATGATGCAGGCTATTCAAAGCGACAGAACTACGGTATATAATGCAATAAAAGATGCTGGTCAGCAAAAGTTGGCCGAATATATAAGGAAAATGTAAATGGCTTTTAACGGCAACTTTCTATGTACTTCGTTCAAAGTAGAACTGCTGAAGGGTGTGCATAACTTTACGGCGGCAAGCGATCAATTCAAATTGGCTTTGTATGATAACAGTGCAACGTTTACCGCTGCAACAACTGCTTATACCTCTACTAACGAGATTAGTGGTACAAACTATACTGCAAAAGGTAACTTTCTTACCAGTGTGACGCCTACCTCTAGCAGCACTACCGCTTTCACGGATTTTGCGGATGAAGTGTTTAGCACCGTAACAATATCTGGAGTGCGAGGCGCTTTGGTTTACAACGAGGCGGCTTCGGGAGATCCAACGGTTTGTGTGCTAGATTTTGGTGCGGATAAAGCGGCTAGTTCTGGCGACTTTACCATTGTGTTTCCTACAGCGGATGCTTCTAACGCGATTATCCGGATAGCCTAATGGCCGATCCGGTCGCAGCCTTTCAGGGGTGGAATAGCTCCCTCCAAGGGTGGAACACCGGAACTTGGAACACCAACGTTGCCTACAATGTAACGGCAACGGCGTCGGTTAACAGTGCGGCTCCCAACATTGAGGGTGACGCGTTTGGGCAGGCAGGCGCAGTAGTAGGAACAGGCGCAGTTGGCGCAGTTACCGTGGTTGGGGAGGCAAATGTCTCCGTTACCGGAGTTGCGGGAACATCAGCGTTAGGAAGTTTCTTTACCACTAATACGATGGTAACGATGACTGCCTCGGTCAGCAGCGCCACAACAACAACAATTGGTAACGCCAACGTTGCCGTAACAGGAATTAGCGCATCGGGTATAGTCGGGACTTTAACAAACCCACCTTGGGGTCAAATTGTTCCGGATCAGGACCCCAACTTTTTAAACATAGTGCCTTCTCAAAC